GCACCCTTAGCGAGGTGGCGCTTTCGGCTTCTAATTTGTTAGGTCGCGGTAGTACGGGTAATGTGAGCGCGATTACGTTGGGTAGTAATTTGTCTATGTCGGGCACAGCCCTTAACACGACCGGGCATCCAACAATCACGGGAACGCCAACGACAAACGCGATACCGAAATGGACATCAAGTTCGGCGCTGGGTTCGACGATTGTCCAAGAGTCAATTTCTGGCGCGGACACGATCATTCAGATCGTTGGCCGGGACGCTTTGCGGTTGCCGCTGGGGACTACGGCGGAGCGGCCGGGAACGCCTACTATTGGTATGACGCGCTATAATACTACTAATGGGGCGTTTGAGTATTATGACGCGGACGCGTGGGAAACGCCGCTGATTTCGGCTACGGGTACGGGACTTGGTACGGCGGGAAATGTGTTTTTTGCGGATGCGAATGGGCGGGCAAGCGGATCAACAAACCTTTTTTGGGACGCGACTAATAGCAGGCTGGGTGTTGGGACAAGTTCGCCGCAAAGTCAGTTTCACTTTGTAACGAACGTTTCAGGCGACCCATCAAACTTCGTTGTAGAGCGATACACAGCAAACGCAAACATTATCCAGCGCCGCGCGAACGGAACTATTGCGTCGCCAACAGCCTGCCTTAATGGAGATGTATTGGGCGCAAACGCTTTTCGTGGCCATAACGGGACGGCGTTCGCATCCCTTTCATCTGTAGTCATGCTTGCTGTTGCTACGGAAAACTGGACAACCTCTGCAAATGGCGCGAGGTTTACAATTAACACGATTCCTAACGGGGCAACTTCAGGAAGTGCACGATTTACAATTAACCACAACGGCAACGTAAATATTGGTAGCGGCACAAGTCCTGAAAACAGGTTGCAAATTGAAGGCACCCTCGGTCGCAACGCGCCCGTATCAACTGACGCCACAGCATACGTCATGACAAATGACGTATCTACCACGTGGCTAATTTGTGACGAAACAGCAACAACAACGATCACCCTTCCGGCGGCATCAAGTTGGAGCGGCCGCGAACTCACAATCAAAAATATCACCGCTTTTGCGGTGAACTCAAACGCGTCTAACGTTTTGCCTATTGGCAGCAATACGGCGGGAACGGCGATACTTTCAGCAACGGCTGGATCGTGGGCGCTGCTGGTATCAAATGGCACGAACTGGGTTATAATGCAACGCGGATAAAACAAACATTAAAATATGAAACACATCCTTTTCCTTCTCCTTTTCCCGGCTGCCTTGTTGGCGCAAGATCAACCGGACACAACCGCCGTCACCTATGAAAACCGGGGCGGCATCTTTTACACCGTCACGAAAACAACGTTTCAATCCGGGCGGATCGTGACCGAAGAAACGCCGCTTGGCGCGGACACAGCAGGCGTGGTAAACGCCATTATCGGGCCGGTATTCACAGCCACAACCGACGCCGCAAACAAGGCTATACAGGTGGCACGGCTTAACCGGGTGCGGCAACAGGTGGTGGCGGCCAACGCGGCGCTCAACGGGCTTGTTGGACAGGATTATTTTAGCGTGGTACAGAACGCCGTTGGCCAGGAATTTTTGCCGGATTCATTACAAAGTATCCCGGCTACTATGCGCGTTGACGGCGGCTCTCCCATCACCGCATCAATCCGGCGAAACGCCGCCGGGCGCTTGGTATTTAGGCAGGGAACGCAGAACTTTACGCTGGATATCGTTAGCCGTAATTGGATACGCTTGCGGCGCTATCAGGGTACGGAAACGCTGGCGACAGACGCCGTGATTGTTGATCTGTTCAAAGAAACTGAAGGGCGCTGGATTTCTCTTGATCTTAAATATAATCTGCGAAAATAATGGCGAACAAAAAAATTTCCGAACTTGAACCCGGCCAACAGGTAGTTGCGGACACGCAGTTACCCGGTTCACTGGGCGCGCAGACGTTCAAGTACACGGCTGACCAACTGGCTGCCTACGTTCAATCTAAGGACACGGCGGGCGATATTGACGGGCCGCTGACCGGTGCCGAAGTAGTCGGCATTCGCGGGCGCTCGGTATCTGCGACGGAGCCAACGAACGGGCAGATATTGCAATGGAACGGTACGGCATGGATCCCGGTCGCTGCGCCTGCCGCTGCGTTCACGCCGGTGGTATACGAATATAGCAACCCCGTTACCAACGAACTGCTTACAATCCCGACCGGCGCAACGCTCATAGATATTATTTGCATCGGCGCTGGCGCTGGCGGCGGTTCCGGGCGCCGGGGCGCTGCGGGGACGGTTCGCTGTGGCGGAGGCGGTGGCGGTTCCGGTACTTTTTCTACCATCACGGTACGCGCGGGCGATATTGACGGGCCGCTAAAAGTTACGGTCGGCGCTGGAGGGAGCGGTGGTACAGCCCGTACAGTGGACAGTACAGACGGCGCGAACGGTAGCCCTGGCACGTCTTCGCAGGTTACGTCGAACACGAACGCGATATTGTGTTTTGCGCTCCGAGGCGGAGCGGGAATAGGGGGTACCACATCAAGTGGCCCTGGCGGTGCTGCTGGTACGTCTGGCGACTTTCAAGGCAGCGCCGGCAATTCGGCGTCAACAAGCGGCGGAGCGGGGCAGGACGCAGGCGCTGCTTCGTCGAGAGGCCCGTCGGGTGGCGGCGCTGGTGGCGGTATTACATCCGGCAACGCCGCATCGGACGGTAGCAGCGGGCAGTCGGTGGTTCACGGGCAAATCTTGGTCGTGAACCGGGGCACGGTCGCAAACCCAAACGCGTCCGGGGGGTATTCGCCGTTACAGGGGCAAACAACTGGCGGCGGCGGCGGCGGCGGTGGAGCGTCCAGCCTAACCGGCGCTGGAGGACTTGGCGGTAACGGCGTACGCGGCGGCGGTGGCGGTGGTGGTGGTGCGAGTGTGAACGGAAACAACTCCGGCGCGGGCGGCAACGGCGGCAATGGTTACGTGCGTATAATCTTTTTGTAATATGAACATGAAAAAAATTATCCGGGCATTTTGGGCGGCGGTGTTCTGTGCAGTAATACTGCCCACCGTCGCGCTGGCAGCCGTCACGATGAAAGCAGCGTCCGGCATGGACGCAGACGTATAATGGACGTAACATCCGAACTTGCAGACATTATCGGGCCGCGCCGGGCGGGCGAAGCAATAGAAGCGCTATGCATTATTGCGGAAAACCTGCGCGGAGATCACCCGCACGCACGCATGGTGCTGGTGTTCGACGGCGTCAGCGCGCCACAATGGGGTAAGGCGATTGACCGGACGCGCATTGAAGATGAGGAGGCGAAACCGGGCTAATCGTGCCAGACCCGGCTAATTGCGGCGAATCCGCCCTAATTAAGTTTTGCCGGGAAATTGAAAAAAATACCGTAACTTCGCAGCGCGAAACACACAAACCAACGCTAACGAAAAAACAATAATATGTTAACTGAAATTATCAAAAAAAACTGGCTTACTACCGCAATCGGCGTGCTGCTGATCGGCGGCGCAATCGGTGACGCTGCCGTGTGCATCGTGAACGGCGGCGGGCTATTCGAGTGCGTGCAGGCGGCGTGGGTAGAAATCCTGGCTGCCGTCGGGTTCATTTCCGCTAAGGACGCCGCGCCGGAAATTCCGGGGAAATAACCCCCAAACTTGTAACAATCAAAACAAATATACATGCCCGCATCATATCTTCATGGGGTAGAAACCATTGAAATCCAAAAAGGCGCGCGCCCGGTGCAAGTCGTGAAATCGGCCGTTATCGGTCTGGTCGGCATCGCTCCGAAAGGCACGCCCAATTCGCTTACCCTGGTGCTGAATGCGCAGGAAGCCGCGACGAAGTTCGGCAGCGAACTGCCGGGGTTTTCAATTCCGCAGGCCCTGTCCGCAATCTATGCACAGGGTGCGGGAACGGTTCTGGTAGTGAACGTTTTCGATCCGGCGACCATGACGACCGCCGTAACAAACGAAACGAAAACAATTACGAACGGCAAGGCGAAAACCACGAATGCCCCAACAAACACGGTGGTCGTGACGAACAACGCAGGCACAACGACCTACGTCGCTGGCACGGACTACTCGATTGACGACTTCGGAAACCTGACGGTACTGAACTTCACCTCCATTGCCGAGAGTAGCGCAATTAAGTTCGCCTATTCGCACCTGAACGCATCCGCGATCACGCCGTCAGTAATTATCGGCAGCGTGAACGGTTCCGGCGTTCGCACCGGGTTCAAGTCCCTTGCGCTGGCTTACTCGACGTTCGGATACACCCCGAAGGTGCTTATTGCGCCGAACTACTCGCAGGAATCCACCGGAGCCGTTGCTGCTGAAATGATTGCCCAGGCCGAAGCGCTGAAGGCGGTCGCAATTATTGACACGCCGAACAACACGACGGTGGCAACGGCACTCACAGGCCGCGGGCCGTCGGGTACGCTGGCAGGCTGGAAAACCAGCAGCAAGCGCGCCGTATTGGCATACCCTAACGTGAAGGTGTACGACGCCGCTACTGACGCCGTGCAGGTTCGCCCGTATTCCGGGTACCTCGCTGGTGTTATCGCCGCAACCGACCTGAATGAGGGTTACCATATTAGCCCGTCGAATCACGAAATTCAGGGCGTAGTCGGGCCGGAGCGTACGATCACGGCTGCAATTAACGACGCATCCACGGAGGCCAACGCGCTGAACGAAGTCGGCATCGTGACGCAGTTCAACTCGTTTGGCACCGGCCTGCGCGTCTGGGGCAACCGCTCCGCATCGTGGCCTACCAACACAGCGCCGGATAACTTCATCCCGGTTCGCCGGACGGCTGATATCCTGCACGAATCCGTAGAATACGCGATGCTGCCGTTCATTGATAAGCCGCTGAATCAGGCTACCATTGACGCGATCCGCGAATCCGTGAACGCGTTCATCCGTACGCTGATTCAGCGGGGCGCGCTGATTGACGGGAAATGTATCTACAACAAGGACAAGAACCCGGCAACCGAACTGGCACTGGGACACGTCACGTTCGATATCGAGTTCCTGCCGCCGACGCCCGCCGAACGGATCACGTTCGAGAGCTTCATTGATATTAACCTTTTCCGCTCACTCGCATAATTAACAGAAAAAAATGAGTATTCAAGTTAACCGCCTTACCAACGCTAACGTGTACGTTGACGGCGCAAACATGATCGGGCGGGCGGAAGAGGTTACCCTGCCGAGTATCACGCACAAGATGGTCGAGCACAAGGCGCTCGGTATGATCGGGCTGACTGAATTTTTCGCCGGGATCGACAAGATGGAGGCGAAAATTAAGTGGAACTCGTTCTACCCTGACGCGATGAAAAAGGCCGCCAACCCGGTAACGTCTGTGAAGTTGCAGGTACGATCCAGCCTGGAGGTGTACACCGCCGAAGGCCGAATTGAGCAGCAGCCGGTCGTGTGTTTCCTGACATGCCAATACAAGGGGTTCCCTATGGGCAATTTCAAGCAGCACGACAACGTCGAACTGGAAAGCAACCTTTCCGTGTATTACTGCCGTCTGGAAATCAATGGCGAAGAAATCACGGAAATTGACGTGCTGGCCAATATCTACAAGGTGGCGGGCGAGGACATTCTCGCGCAATACCGCAACAACCTCGGAATCTAATTGGAGGCCGGGGCGGCGACGAGGAAAAAAAGCCGAAAAGCCCGGCGCGTGCATAACGTGCCGGGCTTAACTACGGATATTACACATACCAACACACACACTATGACAGAAATCACACTACCGTCCGGGGCGACGGCAACGATCGAGCCGGGGAAAGGTCGGCACGTTCGACAGGCGCAGAAAATGAGTGAGGGCGACAATTCCATGTATCTGAACTGCATGATGGCGCAACTTGTAACGGTGAACGGTGCGCGCCTGGTTCCTGAGGACTTCGACGAAATGCCGGCCGGTGACTACTTTGAGTTGCTGGCGAAATTTTCGGAGCAAAATTTTTCGTCAGCCCAAAGCAAATGATGTTTCTCGCGCATTTTTCCGGCTGGTCGTACAGCGATATAATGGAAATGCCGAGCGATGAGTTGTTTTTTTGGGCTGTCGAAGCCGAAAAATTGCACCGCGAAATCAATAGAACAGAATAATACCACACACACCCGCACCAATGCAAAGGGTACTTGAAGTTGCCGTAATACTTTCCGCCGTTGACCGTATGACCCGCGTGGTTAATACGGCTACCGCGAACGTTGTGGCGAAACTTCAGCACGTGGAAACGCGTGCGCAGCGAATATCGAAGCAGTCGTTCGCGATGGGGCGGGATATGGGCGCAATGGGCATTGCTGCCGGGGCCGCGCTGGCTGTTCCGATCAAGAAGGCCGCCGAGTTCGAGACGGGTATGGCGAATATACGCAAGGTCGTGGAGGGGTTATCCGACCCGAAAGCGCTCGCTTCATTCGGCGCGGAAATCCGAAACCTTGCGCGCGAAATACCAATACCAATAGACCAACTTCAGGAACTTGTTGCGGCGGGCGGTCGCATGGGAATACCGCGTGACCAACTGATAGCGTACACGCGTGAAGTCTCGAAAATGGCGACGGCATTCGACGCCGCACCGGGGGAGATCGGCGAACAGATGGGAAAGTTAGCGACGGTGTATAATATTCCGATACCGCAGATCGGGAAATTAGGCGATGCGATTAATTACCTGGACGACAACGCAATCGCGAAGGGTACGGATATTATAGACGTTATGCGGCGCGTCGGCGGTACGGCGCAACAGGTGGGCCTGGGCGCTAATAACGTCGCAGCGCTGGCGTCCACGTTCCTGACGCTGGGTTCGTCGGCGGAGGTATCTGCGACGGCATCCAACGCGCTGATCCGCGAACTTGCAATAGCGGAGCAGCAGCCGAAGCGTTTCCAAACCGGGCTTCGCGCGCTGGGTATATCCGCGTCCGAATTGCAGAAAAATATGTCTATTGACCCGCAAAATACTATTTTGGGGGTACTCGACAAATTGAACGCGCTGCCGCAGGAGCAGCGCATCGGGGTTACTACCCAATTATTCGGCAAGGAATACGGCGATGACGTCGCGCGGTTGTCGTCTGGCATCGGCGAATACCGTCGGCAACTCGGACTATTGAACGACCCGAAATTAGGCGGTTCTATGCAGCGCGAATTTGCCCTGCGACAACAGACGGCCAACGCTCAAATGCAGATATTCCGCAACAACGTGCAGAGCGTATCCATTGCGTTTGGTTCGGCGTTGTTACCGCACCTTAACAAGGTTATGCAGGCGCTTACGCCGATTATTATTAAGTTCGGCGCGTGGATTGACCGGAATCAAAAACTTGCGGGCGGTATTGGCATGGCTATTGCGGCGTTCGCGGCATTCAGCCTGGCAACGTCCGGCGTTATGTACATTGTCGGCGGCGTTGCGAAAGCGATAGAGTTCGGTTCTATGGTTATGGGGCCGCTGACGAAGGGGCTGGGGTTCGTAGTTAAGGCGTTCAATATATTACGACTTGCTGTTCTGGCTAACCCGGTTATCGCAATCATAACCGGTATCGCCGTGGCGGCATTCATAATCTATAAGAACTGGGACAAGATCGGGCCGTGGCTGGCGAAGTTGTGGGAGAACGTGAAAAAAATATTTTGGAAATTCTGGGAATGGTTGAAAAACTTTTTTCTGAACTATCACCCGTACGGGCTGATTATCAAGCACTGGGGGAAAATAATGGAGATCGGAAAAATGTTCTACAACGCCGGGGTGAACATAATTAAGTCACTGTGGAACGGTATCAAGTCGCTGGCTATGAAGCCGGTTGAAGCGATCCGGGACGTGGTGACGAAAATGCGCGACTACCTGCCGTTTTCGCCCGCGAAGGTGGGGCCGTTCCGCGACCTGCACAAGGTGCGAATCGTGGAAACAATCGCGCAGGCAATCGTACCGCGTCCGCTTACAATGGCGATGGGTACGGTCGCCCGCGCTGCCGCCGACGTGCTGAATCCGGTCGGGCCGTCACTTGCGCCCGCTGCATCCGGCGGCGGTGTTACGATTAATTTCCAGCCGAACATTACGTGGACGGGCGGTGTGACAGAACAATCGAAAACAGACCTGCTGGCAATATTCCGGCAATACGAGGGCGAACTGGTTAAGATGGTGGAATTGGCGATGGAAAAGAAAAACAGAACGCGATATTAATATGTTATACCCGGATATTGACCACGCTAACACAAAGTTCCAGGCGCTCGACACGCTGCCTGCAATGGTGCAACAGGTACTAATCGCTGAACGCCGCGTATTCATGACGGAGATGTACCGCGATGGTGTGCGGTTTTCCGGTACGCTGATCGCGAGGCCAAAAGACTGGAACGACGCGCGCCGCATTGCATACGAGCGCGGGCTGGGCGAAACGGTGGAAGGGTGCATTGAGGATATTATTCGGGGTGTTTGCCCGCAAAAAAAACTTACACTAAGTGTAAATTAAAAAGAAATGTACCAACTCGGCGATATACAATTTGAGGGGCTGCGGGGCTTGGACTCGCTGAGCAAGACGCGTGAAGCCGTCTATGCAGAACTTCCGCTAATGTCCGGGAAACCGCGACTTCAGCGCACGGGTACGGCATTGCAGACCGTTTCGGTATCTGTATCATTGCACGCCGCATTCACTGATCCAGCTGCAGATATTGCAGCGCTGGACGCGTATCGCGAAGCAGGCGAAGTGCTGCCGCTGATCACCGGCGAGGGCGAGGTGGTCGGGGACTTCGTGATAATTTCCATTGAAGAAACCGTCACGCAGACGACGCCGACCGGCCGCACAATCAGCGCGCAGGTGACTATGTCGCTGAAAGAATACAACGACCCGAACAAGTCGGTAACGCTGGCACAGGCGGCACAGTCTGCAGCGTTCGCCGTCGGGGCCGACAAGGTCGTGCCTGTTCGCCTGGTACGCCCTCCGGTTACGGAAATGTCCGTCACTTCGCAGCAGGTGGAGGCCGGTAACGCCGCATCGCGTGACAGTATCGCGACCCTGCGAAAAGCGCCGTTGAACACGCCGCAGCAGGCGTCCCTGCTGGTGCGCGCAAAAAAGGTTCTGGAGGCTGCCGAAGCCGCATACAAGTCGGCGAAAGACGCTGTATCTGCATCCGCTAATCTGGCTGCGAAAGCGCCGCAATTATCCGCACAACTTGACGGCGTCTTGGCAGTGGTCACTACGCTGGCTGCGCAGATCGCATCGGGTAACGTCGCCAACGCGCTGACGGCTGCCGATGCACTCGAAGCCGCACTGCCTGGACTGGCTGACGCCGTTCGCCCGCTGAATGCAATACTAATGACCCGGCAACCGCAATAGATATGCCTTACACCGAATACATCACGAACGAGGGCGACCGCCTGGATATGATAGCGTACAAGGCGTACGGCGACCCGTTCGCCTGGGCTGACGTATTGCAGGCTAATTCGGCGCTGCCTATTCAGGCTGAATATCCGGCTGGCATCCGCGTGATGGTTCCGATATTGGAGCAGGCCGCTGCAACGCAGCCCGCTGCTAACCTGTTACCGCCTTGGAAGCGTTGAAAGTATGAAAGTACGGGAAATAGCCTATAAGATAACCTACAATAATAAGGACGTAACGGCCGACCTGACGCCGTACGTTACGGGGGTGACGTACACAGATAAGACGGAAGGCGAATCAGACACGATCGAAATACAACTTGAAGATACGGACGGGCTATGGCGCGGGGCATGGTATCCGACGAAGGGCGATACATTGCAGGTGGAGGCCGGATATACCGACCTGCTGCTGCCGTGCGGCGTTTTTCAGATAGACGAAATAGAAATAAGCGGGCCGCCGGACGTGGTATCAATCCGGGGCATGGCAACGGGCACGCAGCCCGCAATCCGCACGCGCAACAATTCGGCGCACGAAAACAAGACACTGCGGGAAATTGCCAATACCATTGGAGGCGCTCACGGGCTGACTGTGCAGGGTGAAATCGAAGAAATCCGAATCAATCGCGCAACACAATATCGGGAAACCGACCTTGCGTTCCTTAAGCGCATATCGTGGAAGTACGGGCATGTTTTCAGCGTTCGCGGGGACTTGCTGGTGTTCCAGACAATCTATGGACTGGAAGGCGCTGACGCGGTGTCTGAAGTTGACCGCACCGACCTGATACGGTACAGCCTGACGGATAAGACCGCCGAAACGTATAAGGCTGCGGAGGTGAAGTACCACGATCCGGTACAGAAAAAAGTTATCCGCCACACGGAGACGGCGACGGCTGCCGATACGTCCGGCGATACCCTGGTACTGCAATGCAAGGCGGAAACGCCAACGCAGGCGCAGGCGCAGGCAAGGGCGGCGCTACACAGGGCGAACACGCGGCGGCAATCCGGCAGCCTGTCCCTGCCTGGTGATCCGCTGCTGGTGGCTGGCAGCAATTTCACGCTCACGGGGCTGGGCGTATTATCCGGCATGTATCATATCGAAGAAAGCAGGCACTCGCTATCACGCGCAAGCGGATATACGACCGACCTGACGGTGAAAAAGGTCGGCTGACCATTTTGGCATCGAAAAATGGTCGTATTTTTAACGTTCATTGTACATTTTTGACGTTCGTTATATTTTTTGAAAAAAAGTTACAAAAAAACTTGCGCGTATTTGCATAACGCAGTATCTTTGTATCATCAAACAAACAAAATATTTTTTACTCACTAATTTTTTGAGACATGAAAAAGGTTTTTATTTCACTGTACGGTACTGTTTCTTTCACCCCCAATGCTACAACAGTTGCCACTGCGTTAATGCACTGCAACAAGCCGCGTAAGTACGCAGAGGCGGCAGAAATCGCAACTATGAACGCGAAAAGCGTTTCTGATATTGAAAAAATGGATTTTGATTGGATGAATCGCTGTATTCAATCTGTTGCGGGCGGAAACGTGTTTTGGTATTTTTCCAACGTGAAGCCGATAGCACTCTCTCACTCTTAATTTTCGCCCGGATTGGCAGCCGGACTTGGAGGAAGCGGCAACCTTAATCGGTTCTGAAGGCGGTTTTTACACGCGGTTCGAATCCGCATCCGGGCACACGAGGACTTATCATGGGATCTCGGCAAACGAGCCGGGGAAATTGGTTCTGGGACGCGCTGACTGCTGGCGCGTCCTTTTTTTGTCACCAACACACACACAATATGATCGAACTAACGCATCACGTCGGACAAATTTTCCTGCACCGTTCCGGCGCTCAGTACCGCATTACGGCGGCGTACGGCGGACACGGTTCAATACCGGAAATCTATCACCTAACCATGCACAAACCGACCTCCGCAATTTTGCGGGCTGACCAATGGAAAATATGCGTAACTTTGCCTGAGCTGCAGGGCGAATTTCAACACCTTGCGCACTTGGATATTGCTTAAGTACGGAAACATCTGTGACATTGACGCGGCCAACGGACTGGCACGCGTTCAATTCGATGACGACGGCGTCACGTCGGGCTGGCTGCCCGTCGTGACGCTTGGCGCGTCCGGCAATTCGTATTCGCACGCGTTCGACGTGAACGAGCATGTAGCGTGCCTGATGGATGAGGACGCGGAGAACGGCGTTATTCTGGGCGCTATCTACTCGCAGGCGCAGCAACCAGACGGCGGCAACAAGGACAAGGTGCGGGTGAAATTCACGGACGGCGCAAGCGTCCAGTACGACCGCGCGGCGTCGAAATTGTCTGTCAAGGTCGGCACGACAGAACTGGATATTACTGAGGACGGGTTCGTGGTGAAGCGGGGCAGCGAAACGCTGAAGGCAATTATATCCGACCTGATAGACGCGATACTGGCGGAAACACACCCGACCGGGGTAGGGCCGTCGGGAACGCCGATCAATGCGGCGCAATACACGGCAATCAAGAACAGGCTTCCTAATCTGTTCGATTAACGCCGGAAGCAGCCCTCGGAACGCCGCCGAAAATATCTGCGAAAAAAAACGTATCTTTGCGCCCATGCCACTATCGAAGACAGAACTGAAAAACACCATCAAAACCGCGCTGGCGGCGAACATCACGAATACCACGTCGTTCGACGGGGCGATTGACGCGCTGGCGGCCGCAATCGCCAACGCGGTGGCGAAGGCTGTGGACGACTACGTCACGACGGCAACCGTCACCAATATCCCCGTGCTGGTATCGCCTGCTGGCGCCGTCACCGGCACAATTTCAACCACCATTGCGGGCATGATAACGCCATGAATATATCGGATATCAAATCGGCAGACTGGGCGCTGGCTACTTCGGGACTTCGCGAGGTGGTGGAGGGGATTGACGATATTAACCAATGTATTGCAATTATCCTTAGTACGAAAAAGGGCAGCGACCCGTTCCGTCCAACGTTCGGTTCTGATATCTGGGACTGGATAGACCGACCTATTGCGGCGGCGCTGCCGAACATGAAGCGCGCAATATTCGACGCCGTCGGGCTGTGGGAGCCGCGCGTCACGGTGACGTCGGTATCACACGAATTTCAGAACGAGGCCGCGGTGAGCGCTCCGGTTCAATCCGGTATCCGGTTCCGGGTATTCTGGAAATTGAAGGAAACGCAGACGACCGGGCAGGCGCTTGTGACGCTGGGACTGTACGACGCCGTCGCGAAGGCAGCGCAGCAGGTGACGCCGGTGCTGACTGATTATCTGCTCACAACCGAATCCGGCGACGCGCTGACGACGGAAACAGGAGACAATATCGTAATATGACGCAACCGCAATTTTTATCTCTGGACGGCGAGCAGATCGTATCTGAACTAATACAGATATACGAGGGTATCACCGGGCGCGTGCTGCAACCGGCGCAACCTGAGCGCCTGCTCATCAACGCGTTTGCATACCGCGAACTGATCCTGCGCCAACAAATCCAGAACGCCGCGCTGCAAACGCTGGTGTCGTTCGCGTCCGCGCCCGCGCTGGACTACCTGGGCGAACTGGTAGGGGTACAACGCCTGTCCGCATCGGCAGCGTCCTGCACGCTCCGCTTCACGCTGATATCCGGTCACGGCGGGGTAGTTATCCCTGCCGGTACGCGGGTGGCAAGTCAGGACGGAAAAGTAATTTTCCGGACGGCCGAAAATGCCGACGTGAACGCAGGTGTCAATACATCGGACGTGTTGGCATTCGCTGACAATATCGGCGCAATCGGCAACGGGTACGCCGCCGCGGAAATAATCGAGATACTCGACCCGCAGCCGTTCATTGTATCGGCGTCTAACCTGTCCGTCACTTCGGGCGGCGCGGACGCTGAAACTGATGATGAACTGCGGGCGCGCATCAAGTTAGCGCCGGAACAATTCACGACGGCGGGCAGCGTTGGTGCCTATCAATTCCATGCGAAATCCGCAAGTCCGGCAATTCTGGACGTGGCGGTAACGTCGCCTTCGCCGGGACTGGTGAACGTCTACCCGCTGGCTGAAGGCGGGCTGCCGACTTCGAGCGCAATACTGAATCTGGTCGCCGCTGCCTGCAATGCGGAGCGCGTTCGCCCGCTGACGGATACCGTCGCTGTGCTGACGCCGACCGCCGTGACGTATGATGTGGAGGTGGAAATCGAGTGCTACAACACGGCCAATACGACAGTGATACAGGAGCAGATCGAGGCGGCGCTACAGGCGTATTGCGACGGACGTACCCGGCAGATCGGCAAGGACATTACACGCTCGCAGATTATCGGGCTGTGCATGGTGGATGGCGTGTACGACGTGACGGTGGTGGAGCCTGCTGCCGACGTGGTAATTTCCGCAACGCAGGTACCGGTGCTCGATAACCCTATTTCCGTCACGATAACCGGACTTGTGAATGGCTAATACAGTCGCAACCGGCATATCATTCGCGCCGCATCTGACAGCGTTCGACGAGGCGGCACGGCAACGACTGGAAGGCATTGACCTGACGCCGCTGCTGATGTACGTCGTGGATACTACGCACGTCGAAGCGCTGCCATATCTGGCTGAACAGTTCGACGTGCTGGGGCTGGAGGGCTGGGCCTTGGCCAACACGGAGGCAGACAGGCGGGCGCTGATTAAGCAGGCGATTGAACTGCACCGGCACAAGGGTACGGTATGGGCGATCCGCAATGCCGTGCGCGCCGTTGGGTTCGGTGAGTGCAATATTACGGAGGGCGTCGGCGTGGACTACAACGGCGAGTATCTGTATTCCGGTACGATTGACTATGAGGGCGGCAACTGGGCGACTTTTCGCGTAATTGTCGAAATACCGAACACGCGACCCGTTACGCTGGCAGAGTTTTCCAGGCTGCGGGCAATTATCGAAGCGTATAAGAATATCCGCAGTCACCTGGTGGACGTATCGCTGCGGGTGAACCTGGTGACCGAACACACCCTGCCGGAAGATACATTAGACTTTTGGGCTGGTGATGCGCAGACGGACACGCTTACAAGCGGGGCGAATTACGACGGCGCAAGCGGATACGCCGGGGCGTACAATTACGATCAATCTAATGATCCGGGAACAATCACAATTGAGATCGGCGGGTTCGCAGTGACTGAAAATTTCTAATCGAAAAAATATAAAAAAATGGATATACGAAACGACACTATCGCACCTAAAGGCGTATTCGAGATGCGGGTGTACAATGCCGACGGCTGCCTGATTGACCAATACGAGGACTGGAATCTGATCGTGAACGGCGGGCGGTCTGCCATTGCATCACTGATCGGGGCGGCGACGTCCACGAAGGACGTCACGCAAATTGCATTCGGCACCAACGGCGCATCGCCGGTACTGACGGACGCCGCAATCACGACGCAGTTCAAGAAAGCCGTCGGGGCTGTGACCTATCCGGCAACTGGACAGGTGCGCTTCGCCTGGTCGCTGGAATTGGCGGAAAACAACGGCGTTACGATCCGGGAGTACGGGCTGCTATGTCAGGACGACACGCTGTTCGCCCGCAAGGTGCGCGCTGATATCGCGAAAACATCGGACGTCCGCCTGGAGGGCACATGGACAATTATTTTCTAACTGAAAAATCGAAAAAATGGCAAATCTGACTGAATCACCGGTGTACGAAGCCGGTATATATCAATTAGAAACGACCGACCCGGTATTGGGCGGTTCTTCCGGCATTGCTAACCTTCAGGGCAAGCAACTCGCCAACCGGACGGCGTGGCTGAAGCAAAAAATTGACAACTTAGGCTTCGGTACAACAGGCGTACCTGTGTACGCTGGCAATCTAAACAGCCTGCTGGATACCGGCTGGTGGTACGCCACGACGGCAACAACCAACAAGCCGACGGGCGCAAGCGAGGGGTTCGTCCAGGTGGTCGAATACGTCACGCTTGGGTACTCTTATCAAGTGTATCACTCGATCACCGTTGACCGAATCTGGACGCGCCGGATTACGGACGGGCCAACGTTCGGGGCGTGGTCGGAAATCGGGCGCGCTGCCGACCTGGCTACGCTGAACGATCAACTGATCGGGAGCGTGGCGGCGTTCGCAATGAATACGCCGCCGACGGGCTGGTTCAAGTGCAATGGCGCTGCGGTATCACGCTCGCTGTACGCCGGGCTGTTCGCGAAGATCGGCACGACGTTCGGCGTCGGAAACGGAAGCACGACGTTCAATCTGCCAGACTTGCGCGGTGAGTTCGTACGGGGCTGGGACGACGGGCGCGGACTTGACGTTGGGCGCGTGTTTGGTTCGGCACAGGGCTACGCGACCGAAGCGCACACGCACTTTCTTCGTATGCAGACGCTCGGAGGAATTAACAACAACGGGAGCAGTCCGTATGCAACGACCGTAGCGAATAGCAACGATAGCACAACCACGATGACGCAGGCGCAGGTCGGCGGCGAAGGGGAAACGAGACCGCGAAACATTGCCCTGCTATACGCAATCAAATGGCAATAAACAATCATTGATAATATGAACACACAACACACACACGAACCCGTGCCCGTCTATTGTTACGACGACACGGGCAGGTACACGTCATGGGAATACGCCGACCCGAATCCGCTGGAGCCGGGCAAATACCTATTGCCGGTAAACGCTACGCTGACGCCGCCGCCTGACTGGAGCAAGGGCGAAGTAGCGCGCTGGGACGGCGAACGCTGGGCGGTGGAGCCTGACGATACAGAGGTTCAGCGCCATGCAGCGTTTCAGCGATCAAGGCGCAACTACCTGTTGGCCGCATCGGACTGGACGCAATTACCTGACGCGCCACTGACGGCTGATGAGGCGCAGCGATGGCGCGAATACCGACACGCGCTGCGTACAATTACGACAGACCCGGCATGGCCTTACGTTGCGTTTCCTGATCCGCCGGAAAAGGAGCCAATAATACAGGCTTAGAAAGGTTCGCCGTCGCATAGCGCTAACAATGCCTGTGCGCGCTGGTATGCCTTGAGTCCGGTCGCTGGCTTGGGCTTAGGCGTGCGTGTTTTGGGGCGTTTGGGGCGGACGGGGGAAAATGGATCGAGTTTCATAATTCAGAAAAAATGCCCCGGCAAACACAAGTTCGCCGGGGCGTGTTACTATATAAGGTGTTCGTCTACCTGTTCGGTAGGTTCGTCCGTGTATTCAATATATTCGGCGTCTGTGGCTTCGGTGGCAGGCTTAGCAGCGTTCGCCGTTGTGATTGCGGCGTTAATATCCGCTGCTGCCTGACGTGACGCCGGGGCTGGCTTCGCCGGGGCTGGTGCTGCGTGCTGGGCGCTAATTGCGGCGTTCAACTGATCAACGACCGGTATAGGCGAAGAAGGCACGCGCGGCGGCGTAACGTCGTGATATTCGATGTCGTGTACTTCGTCAGCGGTGAGTAGTCCCATCGCTACCTCCGGGGCGTACAGGCGCGAAAAGAACGCGGCGGCACGGTAACGCAGCATCAAGTCCGGCATTGACTGCCACTTACTGCCTGTCTTGCTGAACCATCCCTCTTTTTTTGCCATCCCAATTGAAACGGGCGGCCCCTCCAAAATTTCGCCGCTGGCCAAGTCCTTAGCGACGGCGAAACATTGCCGCGCATCACCGTCGCCGGATAACTGAAAGCGGAGCGGGGAAAACTTGCCTGACGTATTGATACAGGCGATTAGGTACGTCGCTGACCACGACGGCCGGCCGTGTATGATATGCAGGTTCTGCATCACCATCAGCGGTGACGTGCCGATGCGGTTCGCCATTTCCAGCGCCACGAGGCAGTTCGCGATGTTGCCTTGGTAGTCCTTTGGCACCATCGTGGTGGTGGACAGCATTTTCGCCACGCGCTGCCCCTGCTCGAAAGCATCGCCGCTGGCATATACGCTGACGTTTTGCGGCTGGATTGAAAGTTCTTTTTTCATAATATTGAAAATGTTTTTGTTGTAAAATCAAAGTTGCTTAAATATATACTCTGGGAGCGCCAACCGCTCTAACTGGTCGGAATACCCCGGCCAAACGCCCGCCTGCAGGCAGTCAAGGTAGGTGCGAAGGTCGCGCATATATGCCTTGTGACCGAGTTCCAGGGTTCGCTCATCCGCGTAGTAACACGCAACGGCGAAGGGGTATTCCTTTTCCACTACGACAAATCCGAAAATCTGCGGAAAATTTCCAGTCGCGTGGTAGAAGCCCTCGGAATAGAAGGCTGCCTGCACATGATAGCGCCACGAAAGCGCGGAGCGGCCGAACGAATCCGGGCTGGCGTCTGTGGTGGTTTTCAAGTCAATCAGGATATGACCGCTGCCTAACTTCCCGATCCAGTCCGGGCGGCACTTGCACTTCGCCCCCGTTTCAGGTTCCGTGAATTTCAACGTCTTTTCTGCAACGCCGTCTCTCAACAAGACACTGGCGGCAGGGTGCGCATGTACGGCGTCGCGCATGCGACATGCCTTATCGTAATCGTCCGATTCGACAACCGTGCGGCCGTTGAGGCCGTGATTGAACGCCGCCCACCATTCGAGCGCAAATTGCGTTTCTTCGCTTGGTTTTTTCGCGTTAATCTGCGCAGCCGTCGGACGGCGCGGCGCATCCGGCGGCAGGATAGCGTATTGGCTATCCAGCAGGTGGGGCTGGAGCAGCACGTCGTTCGTGATCGAGCCGACCACGAAGTGTTTTTTCGGCATTTCGGCCGGTCGGTCGGGGTTAATGTATTTCGCCCAATAATGATACGGGCTTCTGGCAATCAAGTCAAGACCGGACTTGCTGATCCGGCTGACGTCGGCGTGGTAATCGTCGCGTGTGAGCATAATAATAAGGTGTGTGTTAATGGCAATATGCCGGTGAAAAAAAAATCTTGGGCAAAGATACAACGTTTGCGCGAATTTGCGTAACTTTGCACCGGATTTTTTTCAAACAAAAATAAAATATGGACATTATCGAGAATCTGAAGGCGCGGTGCAAGGCCGCCGGAACTAACCTCACGCAGTTGTGTATGGACGCGGGCGTTGACCGAAGCGTTGTCGAGCGCTGGAAAAAGGGTACGAAAACGCTCACGCTGCTGGCACAACTGGAGGCGGCTCTGCAAAAGCGGGAAAAGGAGGTGCGCGATGGTAACGCTTAGACCGTACCAACAAACGGCCGTTGAGCGAATTCGGCAGGCGTATTTACAGGGCGCGCGTTCGCCGCTGCTGGTACTACCCACCGGTGGGGGGAAGACGGTCGTATTTTCGCACATCGCCGCCACGTCCAGCGCGCGCGGCAAGCGCATACTGATCCTGGTACATCGCATCGAACTACTCAGGCAGACCGCGAAGGCGCTGCAACGCGCCGGAATCCAGCCGGGGCTAATTAATCCAGCTTACACTCCGAACTATCGCGCACCGGTGCAGGTAGCGATGGTGCAGACCATGGCGAAGCGAACGCATTATTTTCGGAAAATGCCGTTCGACCTTATTATTACCGACGAGTGTCACCACGTTGTAAGCAAGACGTACCGGGATATTCTGGCAGAATTTCCGAACGCATATCAATTAGGCGTGACGGCTACGCCTGTTCGCGGCGACGGGATGGGGCTTGGCGTGACGGCTGGCGGCGTGTACGATACGCTGATTATGGGGCCAACCGTCTCCGAACTCATTGCAGGCGGCTACCTGGTTAAGCCCGCAATCTATGTGCCGAAAGACAGGGTTGACCTTTCCGGGGTTCGTTCGCGAATGGGGGACTTCGATAAGCACGAACTCGAAACGCGCATGGACAAGCCACAGATCACGGGCAACGCCGTCGAACATTACCGCCGCACGTTGAACGGACTGCCTGCCGTTGCCTTTTGCGTTTCGGTGAAACACGCGCAGCACGTCGCTGCGGAGTTCCAGGCCGCCGGATATAAGTCGTACGCCGTTGACGGTTCGATGGAAGACGCACAGCGCGCCGCGATATTGAACGGACTGGCGACCGGCAGCGTCCAGGTTGTGACGTCATGCGATATTATTAGCGAGGGTACGGATATTCCGGCTATCGCTGGCGCAATCCTGCTCCGCCCTACCCAGTCAACCGGGCTGTACCTGCAACAGGTCGGGCGGGCGCTGCGCACAATGGAAGGGAAGGAGCGCGCCGTAATATTAGATCACGTCGGCAACGTGCTGACCCACGGGCTTCCTGACGAAGATCGGGCATGGAGCCTGGACGGCGAGGAACGGAAAAAGAAAAAGAAAAAGGACGGCGAAGAACCGAACGTGCGCGTGACCATGTGCAAGGGCTGTTACGCTGTATTCGAGCCGCATGTGCCTGCGTGTCCTTATTGCGGGCTGGAGGTGCAGGGGAAAGGCCGGCAGGTGAAGCAGGCCGACGGCGAACTGCGGGAACTTACCGCCGAAGATCGGCTGCAACTTCGCCGCAATCAGAGCCGGGAGGTAGGGCGCGCGCGAACGCTGGCAGACTTGGAGCGCATCGAAAAGGAACGCGGATATAAGCGCGGGTGGGCGCGTTATGTTTTTGAATCTCGGCAGAAAAGGGCTGATTTTGCCGACGCGGTTTTCGGGCAGGACTGGAACTGGCCGACACTTGGAAAAAAAAGTTGAAAAAAAGTTTGCAAAAAACTTGCGCAGATTTGCATAACGTCCGTATCTTTGTACGGTAATTGAAACAACACATTTTTTACTCTTTAAATTTTTGAGTTATGGCACACGAATTTACCTCTCAATCAGGCCGGGTTTTCACGGCAGAGAAACGCGGCGAAAAATATATCATTAACGGTTGCGCCGTGGCAGAAAAGAATTTCTGCTGGTTCGGAGTTAACGGACTGGAAGCAGAAAAGTTGTGCGCCAACATTGGCGCGCCTAAAAACACCAGCGTAAAAATCGTTCTGGATCGCGCAGAATTTTCGCGGCTTATGGCTGCGTTTTCTGCCGAACAAGAAGAGTTCTTGTCCAGTCTCCCGACCCAATACAGAGTAGAAGATGTATTCGTGAATGCCGATGGGGACATGGTTCCAATTGGAAAGAAAATAACCGAATACAAGGTTGATGAGTCTGGTAACGAGTACGTAATTATCGTGCGCGAGTTCAAAAACTTAGTTATGAAGCTCTACGGAACTCCTTATCAACGATATTACGGCAACATGTACAACGGGCCCGACCTTACGTCCCAAAGGATTCAATTCCCCACATTAGGGGTAGAATTTGGATTCGACCATATTAACTATAATCCGGCAAGCTGGGTCGACAATGACCAGTTTGCCGATGATTACCCGGACTTGTCAGGTGAATTTCTAGCTCTGTACCGCAGAGAGAGGTACATAATTCGGTTTCAAAACGGCCGGCCAACGCACTGGCGCACAAATCACGTTGTCACTTCTTGGCATGCGCGCTAAATTCACACACACACACACACACACACACACCATGACACAGCAACAACTCGATGCCGCCGTTCAACTTTCAAACCGAATTTCCGAGATCAAACGCCTGCTGCTGGCGTTCGACAAGGGGTTCACGCTGGACGGGACTGGCACTATCGTGCTGCACTCAAACGGCACTTTTTTGGATTCGTTTGATTTAAAAAATGGCATGCCGAAATTTGCGGAGCAATTTCTGGCCGATTACCGTCGCCACCTGGCCGCGCAACTGAAAGCGGCTGAAATGGAATTTGAGAACATTTAACATTTTTTTTCTCACGCCCGCTCCGGCTGGGCAAAATTTTTTTTCGAAATGATAAACCAACTTACACTTATCGGCCGCATTGGCGGGGATCCCGAAATCCGAACGCTTGAGGGCGGCACAACTATTGCCCGCTTTTCCGTGGCCACGTCTGAGTCCTATAAGGACAAGGCCGGGCAATGGCAGGAAACTACCGAGTGGCACAACATCGTCGTATGGCGTGAGCTCGCCGAACGCTGCGCCGGGCTGAAAAAAGGCGTACTTGTGTGCATTGTGGGCAAAATAACGTATCGCAAATACGAAAAAGACGGCCAACAGCGCACGATTACGGAAGTAGTCGCGTCAACTGTTCGCCGCCTGGAAAAGCAAGACAAACAGGACGGACTGCCGGAAAATATACCGGTTCCGCCGCCGCCGGGCGCAAGAGCGCCGGAATCGAAACCGCAAACTTTTATCGCGCCGACCGTTGACGACGGAGGCGACTTACCTTTCTAATTATGAATAAGGAAGTCAAAGGCTGGCTGCTGGTAGCGCTGATTGGAATCGGAATCTGGGTGTACGGTGTTCGCAAATCCACCCGGCCGGGCAAACCGCTGGAGGAGGAAAAGATGCACCTGTACCATGCGTATAGCCTATACCCTGACGAAGACCCGGAAGAGGCAGAAGCGCCTGTTATGCAGGTCGAGGCGTCCGCGTTACCGGTTGAACACGTGCGCGCGCCAAAGCGCAAGGCGAACTTGTGGTACAACGACGACGGCAGCGTAAATTACTTTCGGTGTATTATCATCGAGAGTAAACGCCGCGAGGCGTTGGGGCGTCCCGGCGCTGAACTTCGCCGGTATAAGGACGGGGGCGAGTGGGCGATCGGGTACGGAAATCACGTCCGGTATCTTTCCGAATATTGGAAACGCACCTGCAAACGGCAGGGCTGGAAAGTGACCGAGGCGCAGGCACGGAAAATGATGTACCAGACATTTCACTCATTATGCGAGCAGATCAAACGCGACCTGCCGAACACCAACCGCCGCCAACAACTGGCGGTAGCTTCGCTGGCGTTCAACTGGGGGTACGGCAACTTGAAGCGCTCCGCGCTGTGGCGACACTTGAAAGCGGGCCGCACGGGCGACACCGTTACGGCGGCATGGATGCGAACGCAGGTAGCAACGAACAACCACCGAGCAAGCAGAGTAATGGAGGCGGCGATGTGGAACGGTATTGACGAAGTGGTTTTGCGGGGCGGCAAATCGGCGCTGAGCGCGCTGCAAAAACGCGGAGATTTTCAACACTATCAATAGAATACCATGACAAACAACAACTTTGAGCGCCTTATGAAGGCCTTTTTCCTACTTTCACTTTTCATCACCCTGGCGGCATTTTTTGCCGACCGACAAAACTAATTTTTCATGGAAAAAATGAACTGGATTACAGACCGCACGCCGTATGAACACGGGTTCTACGCGATTACGGTAGAGCGCCGGGACAAAACCCGCTTTTTCGGGTACGGATTTTTCGACCCGATTGAAGGCTGGCTGACGGCTAACCGGAAATTTCACCTGGACTTCGATATCATTGCCTGGGCAGTTCCGCCGGAACCGTATGACGGCCCCATTGTAGAAATTCAAAAACACCTGACCCATGGGCGCTGAAAATTTCGGCGTGCTGAAGGCCGCTACCCGAAAATTTGCCGCCAACGTCCGCGAAATGCGGGAATGGCAGCGCAAATATTTTGCCGCTCCGAGGGATAGCGCAGAAAAGGCAACCGCGCTGGCAATGGCGAAGAAAAGCGAGCGAATTGTGGACGAAACGCTGGCAAAAATTGACCAGGTACTTGAAAAGTTATGAAACAGAGCACAAAAAACGCCTACTTTTGGGCCGCAGTGTACATGTGGGCCTGCGTCGCGGTCGTGACCGGCAAGATTATCTGCTGGCTGTTCGACGTGCTGACGTTTGCCTGGGATACTTTCACGCTATGAAAAAAGCCGAAACCGTTACAGACGTAAACTATTATTTGATCATTATTATTTCACTTATTTTGCTACTTTTATGAAACATACAATTTTTATATTTATTTTCTCCCTCATTTTCAACTTTTCTGCCCGCGCCCAATATCTGGACATCAGTACGCCGGGCATGGCCACGATCCAGTACGATCACGCGCAGGGTATCGCGTCGTTCGTTTTTCCGATGGAAGAAATACCGATCGAATGGCCCGCCGAGGTCACGGAGTGCATCGTGCTGCCGGATTATTCGGAGCAGGTTTGTATTGTCTCGGAGAAGTATATTGACGGCGTGCCGCTGATGTGGGTGTACGCAATCCGGGGCTACGCTGAAATTCATATACCGTCGCTCGGAGCCGTGTACACGACCGGGAATCGCTCGGACGTATTGTTAGCGCCGAAGCCTAATTGTTACCTGCATTTGATTGAGGCGCACCTAGTTGATTAACCAACGAGCGCCGGGGCGTTGCTACGCCCCGGCGCAAAAATAAAATTATGGAAATCAAGAAAATTAAAACGTACACGATCGAAGCGCGGATACCTTACACCCGTTCGCCGGACTGGAATTTTCGCGCGCTACTGCTGTCCGATATACACGTGGACAACCCGAAGTGCGACCGCGACCTGCTGACGCGGCACCTGGAGCAGGCCCGCAAGATAGGAGCGCCGATAATGGTGTTCGGTGACCTGTTCTGTGCGATGCAGGGAAAGTACGACAAGCGCGCCAACAAATCCGCGCTGCGACCGGAACACCAGGTGAACAACTATCTGGATGCGCTCATAGACACGACGGCTGATTTTTTCGAGGCCTACAAAGACCTAATATGTTTCATCACGCCTGGCAACCATGAAACCGCAATATTGGGGCGACACGAAACCGACCTGACGGCACGGCTGGCAGAAAAACTGGGCTGCGAACGCGGGACGTATTCCGGCTGGGTGCTGTGGCGATTTGAGGCGGAAACGGCGTCGCAAACAGGCGGAGGCGTGCGCACGATACCAATGTCGTACCACCACGGATACGGCGGCGGCGGGCCGGTGACGAAGGATGTGATTCAGACCAGCCGAAAGGCGGTGTATCTGCCGGACGCGAAGATCGTGGTAAGCGGTCACACCCACGACAGGTGGATTTTTCCAATATCACGCATACGGCTGAAAGAAAACGGGGAGCAGGTCGCAGACGAACAACTGCACGTGAAGTTAGGCAGTTACAAAGACGAATACAATCCCGGCGAAGGCTGGGCAGTTGAAAAGGGTATGCCGCCGAAACCGTTAGGCGGTGTATGGCTTATTTTTCACTATCACGCACAAGATATTCACTATTCGGCGGAGTTCTGCCGATAACACACAATACACACACACAATACAATAAAATAACTTCTTTGTGAACCGGGATCCGCGTGATGCACGAATTAAGATTTACAAAAAAAAGGATTGAAATCATGGAACAGGAACAAATCAATTACAACGTTAAAATGGATATGCCTTATATGATTTCCATGTCAGGCGGTCGCACTTCTGGGATGATGGCGAAAATAATTTGCGACAATATTCCTGAAGATCAAAGGATAGTTTGCTTTGCAAATACCGGCAAAGAGCATGAAGAAACGCTTTTTTTTGTGCAAAACATTGAAAATAACTTTGGAATTAAAGTGCATTGGCTGGAATACGACGACACGCCCGAAGGCTTCAGAGTTGTTGATTATGAAACAGCAAGCCGAAACGGCGAACCTTACGCCAAACTTGTAAAAAGGAAAAAATATCTTCCGAATGCCGTTACCCGATACTGTACAACAGAGTTAAAAATTAGGCCTATAAAAAAATTTATGCAATCTCTTGGATTTTCCGAGTGGTATAATGCCATTGGCATTCGATACGATGAGCCGAGAAGATACAACCGGCTTGCAAACGCTTTCTCAAAAGAGCCTTATGAATCTATTGCCCCGCTTTATGACATGCGCATAACAAAGCCGATGGTTTTAAATTTTTGGGCCAAGCAGTCTTTTGACTTGAATATTCCGAATTATTTAGGGAATTGCGATATGTGTTTTTTAAAAAGTCGGGCTAAATTGAAAGAAATAATTAAAAAGGAGCCGAATCGGGTAAGATGGTGGGTTGAGCAAGAAAATGCGACTGGTGCAACGTTTAGGAACGGCTTGTCTTATGAGCGGCTTGTATATATGGTTAAAACGGCACCAGAGCTATTTAATTCAGATTTAGAAATTGAATGTTTTTGCACAACAGATTAAAAACACATAAACACATGATACTCGGAATAACCGGCAAAGCCGGACACGGAAAAAATACGGTCGCCAATATTTTGCGCGAAATTTGCCCGCAGATGGACTGGCAGATCGTGGCGTACGCCGATAAGTTGAAAAAGGTATACGAAATAATCACGGGCGAACAAGTCCAGGACACGCCCGAATGGAAGGCGAAAATTGTGGAGCCGTGGGGCATTACCAGACGGCAGATGTTTCAACGAATCGGCACGGAAGCCCTGCGCAATAACTTACACCAGGACGTTTGGGTGCGGGCGCTGTTCGCCGGACTGGATCCGGAGCGCAATTACATTATTACAGACGTCAGGTTCCCGAACGAAGCGAGCGCAATCCGAGCGGGCGGAGGTAAGGTTATCCGCGTGGTTCGGCACGGGTACGACAACGGCACGCCGAATCACGCAAGCGAGACGGCGCTGGACGATTGGTACTTCGATACGATACACAACGGCCCGCACTCGCTGAACTTTGTGCGCGAACAGGTCGAATTATTGGCGTTACATAATGATTGGTTATGACCGAAACCAACACTCTACGCGCAATCCTGCTCGCAGCGGCAAAACGCCTGCCCCACGTCCGCCTGTTCCGAAACAACGTCGGTATGGGGTGGGCCGGGAGGCTAATACATAGAACGGAGGCCGGAACCGTCGCACTTCATGGAGCAAGGCCGTTGCACGCCGGGCTGTGCGAGGGCAGTAGCGACCTGATCGGCTGGACTACGTTGGAGATCACGCCGGACATGGTCGGGCGCAAGGTCGCTGTTTTCACAGCCGTCGAAGTGAAAGTGCCGGGGAAAAAACCGACGGCCGAACAAATTAACTTCATTACGCAGGTACGGACGGCGGGCGGTATTGCGGAGGTGCTGACGGATGCGGAGCAGGTAGGCGTGTTACATTTTTAACTTTTAACGCATATTTAATATTTTAATATGAGTTTTGAAATTTCACAACTGAAGGCCCGCACAGACATTGTCGAGGTAGTCGGGCGGCGCGTGTCACTTGCGAAACGCGGACAGGAATGGGTAGGAATCTGCCCGTTCCATAATGACACGAAGGCGTCCCTGCAGGTAAATGAAAAAAAACAGGTGTTCGCCTGTTTTGCCTGCGGAAAATCCGGGGACGTGTTGGATTTTCTGACTGAAATGGGCGCGACATTTCCTGAAGCGGTCGCGGAACTATCCGGCGAAGCGCTAAACACGCACACGCCCGAAAAGGTGCATATTGACCGGAAAAAACCCGTGCAATGGCAGCGGGCTACGCCGGTTCCGACGCCGGGGCAGATCGTGCATTACCGATACGGCGCGCCGTCGCGGGTATGGGAGTACCGCACCGCCGACGGACAACTGGACGGGCTGATCTGCCGTTTCGATACGCCGGAAGGCAAGCAGATTGTGCCGTACACGTTCCGCACAGACGGCACGCGCCGTGAATGGCGATGGCAGGGGTTCGACGTTCCGAGACCGCTGTACCAACTTGACCGCATCGCCGGAAATCCGGCAGCAACGGTGCTGATCGTGGAGGGCGAAAAGGCTGCCGACGCCGCACAGTCCCTGCTGCCGCACGTCGTTGCAACCTGCTGGCAGGGGGGCGCGCGGGCGGTGCATAACACGGATTGGGGGCCGCTGGCCGGGCGAAAAGTCGTGATATGGCCTGACAATGATGCGCCCGGCGTAATGGCAATGCTTGACGTCTGGGCTGCAATCCGCGAAAAATGCCCGGCGGTGAAGTGGATTACGAACGCGCCGGAATTGCCGGAAAAATGGGATATCGCAGACGCCGAATGGACGGCCGACCAGGCACTTGCGTACGTTCGCGCGCATATCGGGAACGTACCGAACGCTGGGAGCGCAGCGCCTGGTATGAGCACACAGGGCGGAGATGACGCGCCGCCAATGCCGGAGCCGCCTGAATTGGAATACAACCCACCGCCTGATGACTTCGGTGCTGATGCGGAAGATATGCGCGAAGACCCGTTCCGGGTGCTTGGGTTTTTCAAGCAGGACGAACAGACGGTATATGCGTTTTTTTCGGAACTGCAACACCAGGTTCATGTTCTGAAGCCTTCGAGCCTGACCGCGCCCAATCTGCTGCTGCTCGCGCCGCTGGATTATTGGCAGACGTATTTTCCGAAATCAAAATCGAAATCTTCGTTCGACGTTGAAACGGCAATGAATTGGCTGATGCGGCAGGGCGATCAGGCGGGGGTATATTCGCCGACGAACACGCGCGGACGCGGGGCATGGATGGATAGCGGACGCGTGGTAATACACCACGGCGACGGGCTGGTGGTGGACGGGCGGCGGCACAGGTTAGGCGGGATAGATACCCGGTATATGTACGAGGCAAGCACGCCGCTATCTTTTCCGACGGAAAACCCGCTGACTAATAAGGAGGCTAACAGGCTGATGGAGGTAATGGGGCTGGTGAACTGGGAGCGCCCCGTGAATGCGCACCTGCTTGCCGGCTGGTGTGTAATAGCGCCAATATGCGGCGCGCTGAAATGGAGGCCGCATGTATGGATCACCGGCGCGGCAGGCACGGGGAAATCGTGGGTGTTCAACCAGATCGTACGGCGCTTGCTCGGGCGCAACGTGCTGGCTGTGCAGTCGGAAACATCGGAGGCTGGTATCCGGCAGACGATTAAGAACGACGCGCTGCCAATCGTGTTCGATGAAGCGGAGGGCGAAGATAAGCGCTCGCGGGAACGCATGGAGGCGGTATTGTCCCTGATGCGGGCTTCGAGCGCCGAGGACGGCGGGGTGATGTTGAAGGGTTCGGCCGGAGGGCGCGCGCAGATGTACCGGATTAGATCGTGCTTCGCATTCGCTTCAATCGGCGTGCAGATCACGCAGGCGTCCGATCGGGGCCGCGTGTCTATATTGGCGCTTAACAAGCCGTCGGACGCCGTACGCGCTGAACGCTGGGAAAAACTGAAGGTATTACACCGTGAGATTATTACGCCTGAGTTCGTGAAGCGCCTGCAGGCCCGCACCGTTTCGATTATGCCCGTAATACTTCACAACGCCGATACGTTCGCCGACGCCGTCGCGTATGAACTGGGGGAACAACGCGCTGGCGACCAATTAGGCGCACTGCTGGCTGGCGCTTACAGCCTGTTTTCGTCTAATGAAATCCAGTTCGATGCGGCGGTGGAATGGGTGAAGGGGCAGAACTGGGAAGAAGAGCGTGGTTCCGACCTTTCACGGGATGAAACCGTGCTGCTGGCACGCCTGACGGATCAGATCGTACGGGTGGACGGGCCGAATCTGGAGCGAACGGTGGGCGAACTGGTGCTTATCGCAAGTAACGAGGTATTCGATGACGTAATATCGAGCAAGGTAGCACACGATCGCCTGCTGCGCATGGGCTTCAAGGTAGACGGAGATTTTTTCTTCGTATCGCAATCGCATCACGCCGTGCTGAAGGCGCTCGAAAACAGCCCCTGGGTGAAGTCCGTCGGGCGAACGTTGCTGCGAATTGACGGAGCCGTGCAGATCACTTCTGCCCGCTTCGGGCCGGGGCACCAATCGCGCGCGGTTCGCGTGCCGATCGAACGGCTGAAATAATCCGGCGTTATCCGGCTGAAAAAAGTATTTTTGCAGCCGATAATGTTGTGTGGCCCTGCGTTCGCTTTGAGCGCGGGGTTTTTTTCGTATATTTGCAGCGAAAAACAATTGAATGCAAACGGACGCCGAAAAGCCGCTGAAACTGAACGCGCGCGAATTGATATACATATTTTCTCTAATTATTGCCCTGCTGGGGCAATGGTTCTCGCACAAGGCGGCGCTGAACGAGGCCGTACTGAACCTGAAAGCCGAACAGTCGCTGCTGAAACTGGAACTATCGGTACTGAAGGCGCAGATTGAAAAAATGGATAGGAGATAAAAAAACGGAGCCAAAATCCGTATGAAATACAGATGAAAGAATACTACTTACTGGCAATATCCGGCTTATTCGCCCTGCCTGGCTGTGTGTTGCAATCGAAAATCGCGGAGGACATGCAGGCGCATCAAACGGCAATAGACAGTATAATTGCCGAATATGAGCGAAACAACGGCGTTGTGCTGTTACGGGAGTTCAATTACGCCGAACTGGCAGCCGTTGAACTGCCGCCGGATACCGCCGTCGTGGAAATGCTGGCCGAGGCCGTCGCCCAGTCCGAACAGGTGGTGCATACGGATACGCACACAATCACGCTCACGCCGATCACGCAGGCCGACGGCACGCGCCGAATTAAGGTGCAGGCCGTCACGAAGCCACGCAAGGTGCAGGCGGTACAGGCAACACGAACGGACGGGAAGCGCGCAGGGGCAGGCACAGGAGCGAAGTCGGGCGCAAGAGCGGGCGAATATAACAACGAGACAGGAAGCACAGCCCTGATCGAAAATTTGTATCTTATTCTGACAATTATAATGACCATGGGGTTCATTGCATACCTGAAAAAAAGAAAATAACGCATGGGGAAAACGCATAAGTTGTTCAATCGGGAGGCTGAAAAGGCCGGAGCCGGGAACGCGCAGGCGACACAGCCGACGGCTGACGCGGTGAAAACACAGGCAACGCAGCCGACCGCCAACGCGCTGAAATTGCAGGCAACGCAGCCGACGCTGGCAACGCGCATTGTACAATACATGACGGCGAAGGGCTACGCCCTGGCACGCAAGGCCGGGGAAGTGAACATCGTGTACATCGAAGGCGCAGACTCCGACGGAACGCCGAACGCAGACCGCATAGACGGCTGGAATGACCGCCGGATTGTTATCATGTTCGAGATGGACGGGAATCACCCGGTGATCGTACACAATGCCGAGGCAACCACGGAGCCGGGACTGGCAGCCACGAACAGCGAAGGCGCACGCCGTCGCGGAGGCGTGGCGCGTATTCAATTCGGGCAGTTCGCCGTCTGGCAGATGGGGTTCCACCGACAGGCAACGCAGGGGCCTAATCACCCGGCGCTGGTGCAACGTCGCCCGCTTCGAGTGCATCGTGACGCTAACCGCGACGGCAAGCGCACAGGCGATGCGCTGGACTGGGCGGAGGGTATTAACCAGCACAGCACGCGGGTAGGCATAAGGCCGGAGCGCGTTGGCTGGTGGTCGGAAGGCTGTCTTGTTGGGCGGTCGTGGATATTGCACGAACAGTTTATTCAACTTTGCCGGCGCGACCCGCGTTATATTGCCGATCCGAATTTCTTTTTTCCGACAACGATCATTGCAGGTGACGACTTCGCCCGCAAAACGAAATAAGCAGAGCAGTAGAATTAGGTATAAGTTGTTTCATGACTTAGCGCCCCGTCGTAAGATAGGGCGCTATTTTTTTGCCCTTGGGCATCCAGCCCCATCCATGTAAACAAAATCCTGTTTACACTTGGCTTTTGTTTGCAAAAAAATTCACACAGTTACGCTTAGAGTATCAACAAGTTACATATTTTGTCAACAATGTAAACAGAAAAAGGAATATATACCCCTATATACATAGATATACACCTATACCTATTGTTAAAAATTAAAAAAACTTTCCATGGGGATATATTTATTTATTTATTTGTTTACAAATAAATATATAATATAAAAGAGGTCTGATAATCAAAGAGTTACGGCGAAAAAAGTGTAAACGAAGGTCTGTTTACACCTGTTTACACATGTTTATAAATAATTGATTAACAATCATTTAGGTGTAAACAAGTCTTGTTTACACTTCAAAAAAAGGCCGTTTACAAGGGTTTTTTGGGGCGAAAAACGTATCTTTGTCGCCATGATTGAAATCAATGTAAGAAAAGCCATTGCAGACGCCCGACGGGAGTTTTCTGACCTGAACGATAAGAGTATTGCCGTCGGTATTGCCCGCGCTATTAACCGAACGCTGGAGCAGTCGAAAACTGCCGCACGGCGTGAAATCCAAACGGTGTATAAGATTCGGGCAAGAGACGTGAACCGGGCTATGATTATACGCCGCGCTGTTGCCCGTCAGATCGCGCAGCACGGCATGTTATTAGCGCAAGGTGTGAAACTACCGCTTATCGGGTTTGGGGCAAGGCAGGGAAAACGCGGGGTATCAGTGAACGTAATGGGAACCCGCAAGTTAGTGCGTTCGGCATTCATTACCAATATGCCCAGCGGAGGCCGGGGTGTATATGCACGGGGCGTGTACAATGGTAACGAATTTCAGTACCGAAATAAGCGCCTGCGAAAAAATGGAAACGACCTCCCGATCACGCAACTTACCAGCGTGTCAGTGCCGAAGGCTATGTCGCACAATACCGTCCTGAAACACCTTGCTGATACGATTAACCAGAAGTTCCCGCAACGCCTCACGCACGAACTAATGCGCATACGGACGGGGGGGTAGTGTGTAGGTGTCGGGGGTAGTGTCTATACGGGTGTGCCGGGACAGTATGATGGGCGTGGCATAGGGTACGGGGCGGAATTGGGGGTACGGGTTTAGGTTCTCCGCAGGTAGGACGTTCTGCGCGGCCCCGACGCCCGAAATTTCGCCAGCGAGCCGCTGTCCGTTTCTTACGCGACCAGCCGCCTCCGAGCAACCCCTACGGGCGGCTGGCCGGCCCAAAAAAATATTTGCGTACTTCCCAAAACCTTGCGTACCTTTGCTGCGATGAAAATGGAAGTCACATACATTCACCCTGACCGCTTACGCCCGTACGAAGGTAACGCCCGTACGCACACGCCGGAACAGGTAGCGCAAATCGCTGCTTCGATTAAGGAGTTTGGGTTTACGAACCCGATTATCTGCGACGGCGGTAATACCGTTATTGCCGGGCATGGTCGCCTGTTGGCCGCCGAACGTCTGGGACTTGACGCCGTCCCCGTCATACGGCTTACGCACCTGTCCGAACGCCAACGTCGGGCGCTGACGCTGGCAGACAACCGCATCGGGCTATCTTCCGGCTGGGACTTTGAGCGCCTGGCTGTTGAAATCGAGGCGCTGGCAGACGCCGACTTCGATATTGACCTGCTGGGGTTCGATGAGCAGGAAATTTCCGCGTTGCTAAAAAGCGATGCAGGGATATTGCCCGAGGGGTGGGCTGGGGACGCCGGGGTAGGAAATGAGCCGAATCAATTAGAAAAAACGTATATCGAAAATACAAATACGGATATTCAAAAAAAATCCGGCAAAAAATGCAAGTGCCCAAACTGTAACTTCTGCTTCGATGCGTGACACTAACACCATATCCCTCCGCGAGTTCGCCCGCCGCCTGTCCGTAACCGAGGGCGCTGTGCGCAAGGCGATTAAGGACGGCAAGATCGTGAAGGGCGTGCAGTACGACGAAAAAAACCGACCGGCTATTCTGCTGGTCGTCGCTGCCAAGGAATGGGGGCGCAATTTCAATCCGGCCTATCCACGAAACGAGGTGTTCTACGGGAAACTTGAGGCGGCGTCAGAGGGTGGAACGCCCGCGCCGGAATCGCAGGGGCGCAGCCTTGTAGAGATTAAGAAAATGCACGCCGAGATTAAGTTGCAACTTGAGGCGATTGAACTGCGAAAAGCAAAAAATGAACTGGTAGATAAGAAAAAAGTCTATGCGCAACTTTTTGCAATGGGGCAGGAAGTGCGCGCGGCATTCCAGGCAATACCCGACCGCGTGACGGATACCGTACTTGCGGCGCGTGACCGTGCTGAGGCGCACAAGGTAATATCCGACGCTATTGCGGATACGCTCACGCAGTTGTCGGATATTACGAAGCGCGATATTAACTAACGCAACACGCAACACACAACACCGCATGGCATACGAACTGATTACGGGCTTCCTTTCCGGGCTGCGACCTGAACCGTCGCTAACCGTCTCGGAGTGGGCCGACCGTCACCGGCTCCTGTCGTCCACTGCATCGAGCGAGCCGGGACTGTGGCGAACGGCGCGCACCCCGTATCTGCGTGAAATACTCGACCGCCTGTCTGCCAATGACCCGACGCAGAAGATTATAGTAATGAAAGGCGCGCAATTAGGGTTCACCGAGGCGGGCTGCAACTGGATAGGGTACGTCATTGACGCCGCGCCGGGGCCGATGCTGGCAGTTATGCCGACGGACGAAACCGTGAAGCGAAATAGCAAGATGCGTATCGCGCCGATGATTGAAGCGACGCCGCGCCTGCGCGACAAGATCGCACCGGTGCGCAGCCGTGACGGGGACAACAACACAACGCAGAAATCTTTTCCGGGTGGCGTGCTGGTATTATCCGGCGCTAATTCGGCGGTGGGCCTGCGCTCTATGCCGGTGCGGTACCTTTTTCTTGACGAAGTGGACGCCTACCCGGATGACCTGGACGGCGAGGGATCCCCGATTGACCTTGCGCTCGCTCGCACCCGCACCTTTGCGCGTCGAAAAATCTACATTGTTTCGACGCCGGTAACGGCGGGCGCGTCCGTCGTGGAACGCGAATTTTTCGGAACCGATCAGCGGTACTATCACGTTCCATGTCCGCATTGCGGCGCCCTGCAAAAATTAGTCTGGGAGCAGGTGCGCTGGGAAACCGGGCAGCCGGAAACAGCGAAGTACGAATGCGCGCATTGTGCTGAACTGATCGAAGAGCGTTATAAGCCGCTGATGCTGGAATCCGGGCATTGGACGCCTGAAGCGCCGGATAACGAGACCGCTCGCGTGGCAGGGTATCATATCAATTCGCTATATTCGCCGTACGGCTGGTATTCATGGACGGACGCCGTGCGCGACTGGGAGGAGGCGCAGAAAGACGTGAACAAGTTGAAGGCATTCACGAACACCGTGCTGGGGCTGCCGTGGGAGGAACAGGGCGAAGTGCCCGCATGGGAACTACTGTACAACCGCCGGGAAACATACCCGATCAACCGCCCGCCGAAATCCGTTATCGTGCTGACGTGCGGCGTGGACGTGCAGAAAGATCGAATCGAACTTGAAGTAGTAGGCTGGGGAAAATCTAAAAGGTCGTGGTCGGTGGACTACCGCGTGCTGGTGGGCAATACCTCCGATCACGCCGTCTGGCAAGAACTCGCGAAAGTGGTAGGCGAAACATGGGAGCGCGAAGATGGCGTGTCGCTCTCCCTTGCGCGCATGTGCGTGGATAGCGGGTACAATACTACGCAGGTGTATGACTTTTGCAGGCGCTTCGACCCGACCCGCGTGGTGCCGATCAAGGGACAGGAAAAACAGCCGGTGATGGTAACGACCCCGCGCGCCGTTGACCGCACACGCGACGGGAAACCGGCCGGGGCGCTGGGGCTATACAACGTCGGCGTTTCGATCATCAAATCCGAACTGTACGGCTGGCTGAAACTGCACAAGGACGAAGCGGGCAACGCGCCTGCCGGATATTGCCACTTCCCGGAATACGGGCCGAACTTTTTTAAGGGCCTGACGGCGGAAAAATTGCAGAAAAAAATGATTCGCGGGTTCGCTCAATGGGAATGGGTGAAACACTTCGACCGCAATGAACCACTGGACTGCCGGGTGTACGCCCGCGCTGCCGCATCGCTGGTCGGTATTGACCGCTGGGAGGATCAGCACTTCGACGCGTTCCAGGCGAAATATACCGGCCGAACGCCGCAGCCGCGTGCTGAGGAAACGCCGAAAAGAAAATCTAATTTCTGGTAGAGAAAAATTGTATCTTTGCGGGCATGTACACACTCGAGCAATACACGACGCTGAAGGCCGCAATCGCGCAGGGGGCGCTGATGGTGCAGTACGCTGATAAGCGGGTGCAATACCGGAGCCTGTCCGAGATGCTGGAAATACTGAAACTAATGGAGCAGGAACTGGGCATCGGCAGCGGGGCGGCAACGTTCCAGGGGACGCGCCGGGTGGCACAATACGATAAGGGGTTCCAGTAGCCTGCACACACATACAGAAAAACATGAATATAGTTGACCGTGTAGTTTCCTTTTTCAGCCCTGAAGCAGGCGCAAGACGCGCCCGCGCGCGGGCAGTTGAGGCTATACTGACGGAGCGAAAATACGACGGCGCTGGCAAGGGACGCCGCAATCCGAGACAGAACCCGTCCACGTCCGCGAACACCGAAATATCGGCGGCGGCGCGTGACCTGCGGAATAATCACCGCGACATGGTTCGTAACAATCCGTACGCGAAAAAGGCTGTATCGGTAATTTCCGCCAACGTGGTGGGTACGGGTATTAAGCCGTCTATACAGGCGTCCGGCAGCCGAGCCCTGCGCAACGCAAAACTGGCATGGCGCGCCTGGGCGGATACGACCGCCTGCGATTATGAAGGCCGCAAGACGTTCGCGGGCATACAGCGCCTGGTAATGCAGTCCGTAGCAGAATCCGGCGAGGTGCTCATCCGTGCGCGCCGTTCTTCCGCAGCGCGTCCCGTGCCGCTTCGCCTTCAGGTTCTGGAGGCAGATTTTCTCGACACGGCGAAAGACGGAATCAGCACGCCGGACGGCGGGTATATTATGCAGGGCATCGAGTTCGATGCGAACGGCGAGCGCGCTGCTTATTGGCTATTCGATTATCATCCCGGCGAGAATCGGCTGTACCGCTCTATGACTTCCGCGCGCATTCCGGCTAACGAAATCGCGCATATTTTCTATGAGGAGCGACCAGGCCAAATCCGGGGCGTGCCGTTCGGCGTTTCTGGCATGACCCGGCTGCGAGACTTCGATGAGTACGAGGACGCGCAGCTGATACGTCAGAAAATTGCGGCGTGTTTCGCTGCTTTTGTCACTGATTCAAAAGACCCGCTTCCGGGTGAGGCGAACGGAAATTCATACCCGATTGAACGTGTGGAGCCGGGTATGATTGAATATCTTCCGCCGGGAAAACAGGTTACGTTCGGAAATCCGCCGCCCGCCGACGGGTACAACGACTATTCGCGCCGGGTATTGCAGGGCATCGCTGCCGGGTACGGCGTGACTTACGAAGCGCTGACGGGCGACCTGTCCAACGTGAATTTTTCTTCCGGCCGCATGGGCTGGATTGAAATGGGGCGAATTATTGCCGACTGGCAGGAACTGATGCTGGTGCCGCAACTATGCGACCGGGTGTTTTCATGGTGGGCCGAAGCCGGATCAATCGCCGGGGTACTTGCTCCTAACCTGACGGTATCCTGGACGCCGCCCGCGCGAATGATGATTGATCCAGTTAAGGAAACGAAGGGACTATCCGAGCAGGTGCGCAACGGGTTCGTGTCCTGGCAGGAGGCGGTTCGGCAGATGGGGTACGACCCGGATATGACGGCCGACGAGCTGAAACAGGATTACGATCGCTTCGACGCTGCCGGGTTCCTGCTTACCTGCGACCCGCGCTACGACCCTAACCGCGGCGGCAATATGCCTGACCAAGAGCCGGACGACGACGACACGCCGGACGACCCGGACGACAACGGCGACAACGGCCCGAACGGCCAAACTTAAAAAAATTGCAAATCCAAAAAAATCGCTGTAATATTGCGGCGTTAAACTATGGAAAAAAACACGATCAAAGACAACCTTAGCGTTCGCGCAATGTTTGCGCCGGACACGCTGAACGAATCCGACCGTACCGTTGAGGTAGTGTTTGGTTCGGACGCGCCGGTGCGGATTAATACATGGGACGGGCCTATGCTTGAATCCCTATCCTTTGAGCGCAGCGCGGTGAACCTGGAGCGCCTGAACAACGGCGCGCCGCTGCTGGACAATCACGACCGGTTCAGCAGCGTTACCAACGTGCTGGGCGTGGTTGAGCGCGCATGGACGGACGGCGCAAAGGGCTACGCAAAAGTCCGCTTTTCAAAGTCAGAAAAAGGCACGCGGGCAATGGAGGAGGTAAAAGACGGTATTCTGCGCAATATCAGCGTGGGGTACCGCGTGAACAAATACGAGCGCACGCTCCCTGCAAATCCCGGCGAACTCGGAACTGTCCGCGCCGTTGACTGGGAGCCGTTTGAGATAAGCCTTGTACAAGTCCCTGCCGACCGCAACGCGATGGTGCGTTCGGAGGCAGACCAAACCGAAACAATTACAATCACTAACGACAAACCTAACATGGACGTCAACACCCACACGCCGGACAACCCGGCAACCCCGACGCCGGTGGATACCGAAAAGGTACGAAGCGAAGCCATTACGGCTGAGCGCCAACGCGTGACGGGCATTCAAGACGCCGTTCGCGCGGCCAAACTGCCGGGCGAGTTCGCGCAAACGCTGATCGCTAACGGCACGGATATTGACCGCGCCCGCGCGCTGATTATTGACGAATGGGCGAAGCAGGCCGCGCAGATTGAAACGCGCAGCCAAAACCCGAACGCATCCGCAACCGTCGGAAAAGACAATGAGGCTGAAGGCCGCGCCGAGGCTATTGCTGACGCGCTGTTCCTGCGCGCAGAGCCGACGCTGGCTGAAAAGGAACTGAAAAACACGCCTGACCGCCGCCGTGCCGCTGAGCAATATCGCGGTGTCACGCTGGTTGACCTTGCTCGCGAATCCGTCGAGCGCACAGGAACTTCCACCCGCGGCATGGACAAGATGGAGATCGTGAAGCGCTCTATCACCTCCAGCACATCGGACTTTCCCGTGCTGCTGGAAGGCACCAACCGCCGCGTCCTGCTGGCCGCCTACGCAAACATGGCTGACACTTGGCGGCGTTTCTGCTCCGTCGGTTCCGTTGGCGACTTCCGCGAATACAAGCGCCTGCGCATGGGTTCATTTTCCAATCTGGAAACCCTCAACGAGAACGGAACGTACAAGACGAAGGCGATTCCTGACGGCGAGTTCGAGCGCATCGTGGCTGGCACGAAGGGCAACACGATCAATGTAACGCGAAAAATGATCGTGAACGACGACCTTTCCGCATTCACCCGCCTTGCTGCCATGCTGGGACGCGCTGCCGCCCGCACGATTGAAAGCGACGTTTTCGCCCTGTTCGGACTGAACAGCGGTAACGGTCCGACCATGGCTGACGGTCAGCCGCTGTTCCATGCAACGCACTCGAATATCGCTGCCACGAACGCGAAGCCGACCGTGGACGCATTCGACGCCGCCCGCGTGCAACTCGCAACGCAAAAAGACCCGGCCGGTAACGACTTTCTCGATCTCCGCCCGGCGCTGTGGCTTGGCCCCGTGTCGCTTGGCGGGCAGGCGCGCGTCACAAACGAAAACCAATATAACCCCGACGTGACCAACAAGTTCCAAGTAGCCAACAACGTGCGCGGCCTGGTGTCGGACGTTGTGGATACCCCGCGCCTTTCCGGCACTGCTTGGTATCTGCTGGCCGACCCGATGGAAGAGCCGGTGTTCGAGGTTGTGTTTCTGGACGGCGTGCAGACCCCGTACTTGGAGCAGGACGAGCCGTTCGACGTGGACGGCATCCGCTGGAAAATCCGCCTGGACTACGGTGTCGGCGCAATTGGCTGGCGCGGCGTTGTGAAGAACAACGGCACGGCATAGGCCTGACGAAAAATGACAACTGGGGGAGGCGCAATGCCTCCCCCTAACTTCGCATCAAAAAAAATAAAATCATACAATGGCACAAAACCATATTACCGACGGCAGCCGGATTGAGGTGACCCTCGGAAACGAAACAACCCTTGGAGCTGGCAAGGGCCGCTTGGTCGGTTCAATGTTCGGCGTTATTCTGAGCCTGACCCGCAACGGGCAGACCGTGTTCGCCAACCAGGCATCCGCATCCGGCGACGTGGCAGTGATTGCTCTCTCCGGCGTTTTCACGCTGCCGAAAACAAACCCGCTCGTTATCAACCTGGGCGCAAAACTGTATTGGGACGACACCAACAAAGTCGTGACCACGACGGTAGGTTCCAACGTTTTCGTGGGCTACGCCTGGACGGCTGCCGCTTCGACGGACGCGACGGTGCAGGTAAAGCTGCAAACGGCCTAATCCATGCCGTCCAACTTCGATACCATGCAGGCAGGCGTATTCGAGCAGGCGAAAAACCTGTTCGGATACGCCGCTGCGTGGACGTCGGTGGATGGCACGGCCAACTGGACGGGAAAGGTATTGTTCAATAATCCGACGGCGAATTATTCACCAGGTGGAACTTTTCAGTACGATCCCTACCGGTACGAAATGGAGTACAAGGACGGCGACTTTCCGGGATTGATCGAACGCGTGGAGGCGCGCATGGCACCGGAAACCGTCACGATTGACGGAAAAGAATATCACGTCCGGGCGGTAAGCGCGGACTTCGACGGCAAGACGTACCGGGCTACATTGCAGCCGGTGGAGGATATATAGGCGGGCTATCAAATAGCCGCCACATAAACACAACGCAATGAACTACGCGAAACTTGAAGATGCAATAGTTGCCCGCTTGGAGCCGCTGAAGGCGCTGGGGTTCGAGGTGGTCGCGCTGCCTGACCGGGACGGTGACTATGACCGGCCGTTCAAGTTCGGGCGGGTGACTGTGGCTTACAAGTCGAGCCTGTTCAATGAAGACGGCTTCAACGGCAAGCCGATGATATTTTCCACGAACGAGATCGTGCAGCGTGAAACCGCTGAACTGGAAGTCGTAATACAGGCCCGCACGTTGCGAGGCGATAAGGGCGTGCATTGGTTGAGCCGTGCCGTCACGAAGCAGATTATAGGCTGGGAGCCTGACAGCTGGGGCCGCTTGTATGGCCGCGAATACCGGTACGTCGAACATGCCGACGGGATATGGACGTACGCACTTACACTATTCACCGCCGGACTGATGGTTCAGCACAACGACGCTGAAAACCTGCCGGTATTATCGCAGATCACCGTACTGATGGGAGCCGATCCGGCCAACGTGATAACCGTTGCGAGTGAACTGGCAGCGGGTGAAACCGACCCGGACGGCGGCGTGTATGTATTCCAGACTGGCACGAATTACAGTCTGAAGTACGAATTTTTCACTCCGACGGGAATGCCGGTTAACCTTACCGGATATACTTTTCGCTGGGGGTTGAAGCAATTCGTCACCGACCCTGATCCGCTAATCTTGAAAACCCCGACGGCGACGGATAACATCGTGTACGCTACCGTCGGAGCGCTCGAAAATACAATGATTCCGGGGACGTACAAGGCTATTCTGGAAGTCGTGAACCCGTCGCTGATCGTGGAGCAGGAGATCGTGAACACAATCGTAATAGAGCCGCAATATATCTAATATGTCCACTGAAAAGAAAGTCCGCGTAATTGTTACACCCGCACTGCCTGGTGCGCCTGGCGCGTCCGGTCGGGAGGTGGAACTACGCACGACTTCGACGCATATCCAATGGCGGTACGTCGGTTCGCTAACGTGGACGGACTTAATACTATTAACTGAATTGCAGGGGCCGCAAGGTGAGCCGGGGCCGCCGGGCGGTGCTGTGGTGTTCTATCCGGCTGCGCAAAACCTTAGCGCCGGACGGCTGGTTATCCTGGATTCCGGCGCGGTGCGATATTTCCAACCCGGCACGCCGTCGCACGCAGGCCGCGCGCTGGGCGTGACAAAGACCTCCGCAGCAACCGGGCAATCCGTGCAGGTGCAGGTCGCGGGCGTGCTGTCCGACGCCGCATTCGCATTCACGCCTGACGCGCCGGTGTACAGCCGTACGGACGGCGAACTATTTTCGACGCCGGGCGCATCCGGTTCGGTTCAATACGTCGGTACGGCGCTGAGCGCCAATTCAATCAATATTAATATAGATTCATCACTAATTCGATTATAACAAATGGCAAAATTTCTTAAAATCGGTACAACCGGCCTAGCAACTGAAGAGGCCGCAATTAACGTAAGCGCCGGCGCTGGCGATGCAAACAAGATTATTGAAACCAACGGTTCGGGTAAACTGGACGCTACCTTCCTGCCAGCCGGTGTTGGCAATGATTCAAAATCCATGACCACGGGCGAAGCGCTGAGCGCCGGAAATCTGGTGTATATCAGCGGTACGGGCACGGTGCTGAAGGCAGACGCTAACGCCGTCGCAAAAGCCGCCGTAGGGTACGTCACCGCGTCCGCCGCAAGCGGTGCATCGGTGAGTGTATTTTTCGAGGGCACGATCACGGGGCTTACCAGTTTGACGCCGGGCGCGACGTACTTCCTGTCTGACACGGCAACTGGCGCTGTCTCGCTCACAATCCCGACCGCTGCCGGGGATATTGTCCAGGTGGTGGGCTACGCCGTATCTGCAACCGAACTCACATTCGAGCCGCAAGCGCCAATTGTGCGCGCGTAAAAAAAAATAAAAAATGCCTAACGTTAAACCGCTAAAGGTAGGCAGTACGGGTTATGTAACGGAGTTTCAAACGAACGACACAATAGACCCCGCACTGGTGCTAAAGGCGCTGCCGTCATACGTTGACGATGCGGCTGCAATAACAGGCGGGTTGTCCGTTGGCGACTTCTATGTAGTTGCGGCGGGCAACGACGCAATACCGGCCGGAATTGTAAAAAAAATACTATGATAAACAAATATTTATTTTCTTTATTTATTTTCATTTTTCCGGCTGCCGCATTTTCGCAGATCGTGAAGACGGCCGCTATACCTTACACAACCGGGACGCCAACGCACACGCCGTCGGCGTCCGGTTCTGCCTGGGCGATTGATAATTCAACCCTTGACTTGTGGGTGTATTATGGCAGCGCGTGGAACCTTGCCGGGGAGCGCATACAAACCATATCCGGGTGCGCCGCACCTGCCTACACGCCGGGCACGGGGCAATCGCTGTTTGTTGTGAACGGCTGTGATTCGCTGTATTATTACCGTTCGGGCGCGTGGGTGCGGATTAACGCTGGCGGCGGTGGCGGTGGCGGCGGCGTGACCGACGGCGACAAGGGCGACATAACGGTATCCGCTTCCGGCGCTACGTGGACGATCGATAACACCGTTGTGAATTACGCAAAAATCCAAAACGTATCCAACACAAACCGCATTTTAGGCCGGGCAACGGCCGGGGCTGGATCGGTAGAAGAGATAACAGTAGGTGGCGATTTGACCCAAAGCGGGTCAAATTTTACGGTTGCTAACGACGCCATAACTTTCGCGAAAATGCAGAACAGTGCAGCCGCCGGGCTTTCGGTAGTTGGGCGAAGCGCAAACAGCGCCGGGGATTTCGCCGAAATAAACGCGGGTACAGACGGCTTTGTGTTGCGCAGGTCGGGTACTACTTTGGGCTTTGGGACGGTGGCGACGGCGGGTATTGCGGACGCGGCGGTGACTTACGCAAAAATCCAAAACGTAGCAGGTAACAGCGTGTTGGCTCGTACTGCCAGCGGATCGGGCACCCTTAGCGAGGTGGCGCTTTCGGCTTCTAATTTGTTAGGTCGCGGTAGTACGGGTAATGTGAGCGCGATTACGTTGGGTAGTAATTTGTCTATGTCGGGCACAGCCCTTAACACGACCGGGCATCCAACAATCACGGGAACGCCAACGACAAACGCGATACCGAAATGGACATCAAGTTCGGCGCTGGGTTCGACGATTGTCCAAGAGTCAATTTCTGGCGCGGACACGATCATTCAGATCGTTGGCCGGGACGCTTTGCGGTTGCCGCTGGGGACTACGGCGGAGCGGCCGGGAACGCCTACTATTGGTATGACGCGCTATAATACTACTAATGGGGCGTTTGAGTATTATGACGCGGACGCGTGGGAAACGCCGCTGATTTCGGCTACGGGTACGGGACTTGGTACGGCGGGAAATGTGTTTTTTGCGGATGCGAATGGGCGGGCAAGCGGATCAACAAACCTTTTTTGGGACGCGACTAATAGCAGGCTGGGTGTTGGGACAAGTTCGCCGCAAAGTCAGTTTCACTTTGTAACGAACGTTTCAGGCGACCCATCAAACTTCGTTGTAGAGCGATACACAGCAAACGCAAACATTATCCAGCGCCGCGCGAACGGAACTATTGCGTCGCCAACAGCCTGCCTTAATGGAGATGTATTGGGCGCAAACGCTTTTCGTGGCCATAACGGGACGGCGTTCGCATCCCTTTCATCTGTAGTCATGCTTGCTGTTGCTACGGAAAACTGGACAACCTCTGCAAATGGCGCGAGGTTTACAATTAACACGATTCCTAACGGGGCAACTTCAGGAAGTGCACGATTTACAATTAACCACAACGGCAACGTAAATATTGGTAGCGGCACAAGTCCTGAAAACAGGTTGCAAATTGAAGGCACCCTCGGTCGCAACGCGCCCGTATCAACTGACGCCACAGCATACGTCATGACAAATGACGTATCTACCACGTGGCTAATTTGTGACGAAACAGCAACAACAACGATCACCCTTCCGGCGGCATCAAGTTGGAGCGGCCGCGAACTCACAATCAAAAATATCACCGCTTTTGCGGTGAACTCAAACGCGTCTAACGTTTTGCCTATTGGCAGCAATACGGCGGGAACGGCGATACTTTCAGCAACGGCTGGATCGTGGGCGCTGCTGGTATCAAATGGCACGAACTGGGTTATAATGCAACGCGGATAAAACAAACATTAAAATATGAAACACATCCTTTTCCTTCTCCTTTTCCCGGCTGCCTTGTTGGCGCAAGATCAACCGGACACAACCGCCGTCACCTATGAAAACCGGGGCGGCATCTTTTACACCGTCACGAAAACAACGTTTCAATCCGGGCGGATCGTGACCGAAGAAACGCCTTTGGGCGCGGACACAGCAGGCGTGGTAAACGCCATTATCGGGCCGGTATTCACAGCCACGACCGACGCCGCAAACAAGGCCGTACAAGTCGCACGCCTTAACCGGGTGCGGCAACAGGTGGTGGCGGCCAACACGGCGCTTAACGGGCTTGTTGGACAGGATTATTTCAGCGTGGTACAGAACGCTGTTGGCCAGGAATTTTTGCCGGATACAATACAGAGCATTTCGGCTACTATTCGCATTGACGGCGGCTCTCCAATCACCGCATCCATCCGCCGAAACGCCGCCGGGCGTTTGGTTTTTAGGCAGGGAACGCAGAACTTTACGCTGGATATTGTCAGCCGTAATTGGATACGGCTACGGCGCTATCAGGGTACGGAAACGCTGGCGACAGACGCCGTGATTGTTGACTTATTCAAAGAAACCGAAGGGCGCTGGATTTCTCTTGATCTTAAATATATACTTCGATTCTGATGACTACAATCCTAACCAACATCGCCTACGCAGCCGCCGGGCTTATCGCACTTCCGATCTTAGCCGGGCTTGTAGTCGTTTCTTTCATTGCAAATCTTAATTACTGGATTATTGAAAAAATATATGACAAACTAAACGAATATGAAGAATAGGACTATGCTGTGCAAGGCATTGTTTGGTAGCTTGTTCGCGGTAATGTACTGCCTGTTTATTGTGCCGCTGCTGATCGGGATGTGGGCGCTTGAAAAAATTGACTGCATTGACTAACCGTAAAATTAAAAACTATGCCACTTGGTAAAAACGTATCAAAAAATATTCGCGAGCTTAAAGCGGACAACAAAAAGAAAGGAAGCGAACGCGGTGCTGGCGGCAAACCACGAAGCCAAAAACAAATCGTAGCCATTGCCCTAAATGCTGCCGGGAAAAGCAAAAAAAGATAGTTGTATATACATCCAAATGTTCCGTCTCTTGCTCCAAACCTTTATGTAAAAAGGCCGGGGAAACCTTCAGACTTTATCAAGATTGAGGGCTTTGATCTTCGTGTGCCTGTTCCGTTTAAGCCGTCTGTTGAACAGATGGTGAACTATGGATTGCCGGAGGAAGACCAAAAGTTCGCCCGAACTGTTCTTCCGGCAAATCTTGAAAGTATGGAGATAAAAGATCAAAAGCCTATTGTAGCCGCCGAATGGCACAAAAGGCTGCACGGCCTTTGGGTGCTTATAAAAGGGCAACCGTTTTACTTACCCGGAACCGC